ATGCCAGAACAGCAGAGCGTCGCCACAAGCAGAGTCCTACGGGCGGTGCTAAGGGGTCGGATGGTCGTGCTAGGCGTAATGCTATCGTGCGTAAGGTAATGGCTGAGAAGGGTTTGAAGATGATACAAGCCTCTAAATATGTTAAGGAACACGGTCTATACTAGTTTGGGGGGGTGCGTTCAGAGCCGAAGATTTTTCTCTCCGGTATTTGTAGAAAAGAATGTTTAAGGAACAGCAACCGACCACCTCTATCGTCGTAGATGCTGTAGAAAAGCCTAAAATGAGTAAGGAAGAGCGTAAGGCAAAGCGTGAAGCCGATAAACTCCGACCCAAACGCAAGTATGTTAAGAAAGCCGATAGACCCAAGGGTATCAAGATATCTAATGAACCAGTAGTTCTATGTTTTAACTAAATACTAAAATAATGCTAACTTTTATATGTGTATTACATATAGAAAAGATGGCAAGACCTAGTCAAGCGATTACATTCCCAGAGGTGTTTATAAAAGCGTATGGAAAGCCCCGTGGCTTTTATCCTACTGCTACACCTATGGAGTCAGATATCCAATCTGGTAGCGACAAGTATGGCTGGTCTAGACAAGCAAGGGATTCCGCTATGGATGGTGTTAGACAAATAGCACATAGTAAGGCGGTATATCTGCGTGGACGGCGACCATTTGAGACTCTGGGCTTACATCGTAATAGAACTGGTATTAGACCTAACGGCATCGGCACTATGGGCGGTCAGTTCGAGGAACGCCCTTCGCTGTCTGGTGGTATTATGTTCACCAAGGCGGGTCAAGATTACATTCAGAAACTACTTAACGCACGGCAGAAACAATATGCTGAAATGGAGGGACAATCCTCTGTTCGTGAAGTGCCTACATCTTATACCGACGATAGCGTAGGAGAATCCGCACTTAATGCGGTATATCCACTATTTGATGCGTTTCTGGATGATTTACGCACATATAATGTTAAATCGGTCACTAATCTTAATAACTGGTGGGGGCAGATGCTTACTACGCTACCGATACTCGGATCTAACTTCCGCTCTCGTATTAAGGATGATATTATTATACCACTAAGGGATAATCTACAGAGGTTTCTGGAGGTATTTGCTACTAGAGGCTCACCGCAAGAAAAGAAGTTAGCGAATACAGTTGATGCCCGTGCGTCCAAAGCCCAACTAGTGCTAGAGGCGTATATAGGCGAAGAGTCGCAAGAGGAGGCTGACGATAACGAATGGTCTTACGAGGCGGAATATAATGGTCTGCTTACACGAAACGCATTACCCACGAATGCTTCTGGTCGCCCTATGTCGTTTGAGGAGTATAAGGCTAAGCGTGAAAGCGACAAATGGGATAGGGGTAAGGTATCGCTACCACAGCAAGGAAAAGCCCCTATCGACGCACCCGCAAATGTGCGTGAGGAACTGGTGCGGAAACTTAATACAAGTGTCGGGATTAAGATTTCCCCAGCGGTTATAGCGACCTCTAAAAGGCGTATCGCTGATTTAGTGATGTCTGCTACTGGCGACCTAGCCGTTCAAGACCAAAGCCCAGCCCAGTTCCTAGCCCCCATCGCAACACGAGAACAGCCACCACAGATTTCTTTGCCAGTCCCTTCCGCTTACGAAACATTCCCTTCTTCCGTCCAGCCCCAGTCATACCAAGAGGCGATGGCTAGTGCTTTAGCACCACCGTCGAATCCGTTTTCGTCTAACAGTTCATCCGCAACAGCAACCGCCTCAGCCCTAGCAGATCCGGATTATATTGATGTTGATGCCTATGTCCGCCCTTTTGAGGGATTCGGACGCAGAAAGCGTAGCGGAAAAGGTAGGAAATAACCGATGATGGCTAAATCGCAGATTTTCGGTTGAACTCGTTCCTAATACAAAAAAGTAATACTTATTTTTTTGTGTAGGCTAATGTATAGTAAATCGCAGACTTCCTAGGGATTTATACTTTTTGAGGTTTTGGCGTAGCCGAAACTCTACGATTTACCCTACATCACCCTACATCCTACATATTCACTATTATAGATATTTTATTTCTTTCTACTTGTTATAGAATGGCATCCCTTAACCTAGAAGTAAAAGATGTAGGACATTCCCTAGGTCTGGCGTATCTCTCCGATATACCAGTAATACCAACACCGCCTACAACGCAAACGATTAGCCTTAGCGGTAATACTATAACGGTAGGAACTGGTTCGGCTACGAGTGTTGATATTTCTGGTGCTTCTTCTATCGTAGCCCTTAAAAATAAAACACAGAATATAGCATTTAACTCGCAGTCGCTACTGGAAACGCATTTTGACGGGTTAGTGACCGTCGGAACATCGTCGCAACTAGATAGGATTATATTGAGTGGTGCGGACGGCTCGTTAAAGGTAAGTAGTATTAAGGATAACGAAAATCTAGTAGGAAGTGCGGGACAACTCCTATCGGCGGGGGCTGGTGGAACTCTACAGTGGGTGACCGCTTCTGGTGCTGTAGGTCCTACTGGAGCGACTGGAGCGACTGGTGCGACTGGTGCTGTAGGTCCTACTGGAGCGACTGGGGCAGATGGTGCGACTGGTGCGACTGGTGCTGTAGGTCCTACTGGTGCTACTGGTGCTAACGGCGGGTCGCTTAAACTCAATCAAGCCATTTATGTAGCAAAAAATGGTAATGATAGCACGGGCAACGGCTCTATGGGAACACCGTTCCTTACTATCGCAAAAGCCCTTACGCTTTGTAATAACAACTCTATCGGCTCTACTATATATGTTATGCCCGGTGTTTATACAGAGAACCTTACATTAAGTAATCTTAATGTATCTATCATAGGGTCTGGGACGACGGTCGGACAGCAACTGAACACTACCCTAATCGGAAACCATACCTATGCGTGTTCTTCTGGAACTAATAGCGTATGGCTTACGCAAATGGTTCTGGCTAATCCAAATACATCGCAAATCCTTCTTTTAATGAATGGATCTTCTCAAGGGTCGCTTACCCTTACCGCATGTGTTATAGGAGATAGTGGGACTAATGCTATCGCAAACTATATCTATGTTCAAGGAACTTCCTCTGTAAAACATCAAGTGCTGTTAGAGCGTTGTTCCGCATATAATACTACACAAGCCATTTCATACGCACTCTTCTACTTTGAGAACGCTACCCCAACTATTGCTCTGTGTGATTTTTACACCAACCTAGCATACCCCGTTATACAAGTAGCCGGAACAAGTAATCCTATTACGATGTCCTATAGCAAGATTAGTTGTGGCTCTGCGACTGCCTCTGCGTTAGGGGTTATCCGCCTAGGGTCTATTCTCGGCTCTTTACAAACGCATTCTATCGTAAATTGTAGTATATCCTCCTCTGCTCTCGCCTCATCTGCCTCCGCTGGTGGGACACCAGCCATCGGCTTAGATCTGACTGGGTCACAACTTATTTTTTATAGTAATATTACGCTTACACAATACTGGGCTAGTTCCACTACTAACACCAACCTCTGCGTTAATTCGACGGGGCAAGGCTCTTCTGGAACGCCAACCGTCACTTACTATGCTACTTCTTATACAAGTAATCCACCAGTCGGCTCATTTGCTAAGACCATTATTTCTAATGCCTCCTTTTCAAAATATGCGATGAACCTTATTTCGTAAATATATTACCTATGTATAGTAGATGAAGACGCATAAAGAGCGTGTATGCGAACGATATGGGCTAGACCCTAAGCAGACCTACAGCATCGCAACGCTGTCTAAGATTAGTAAAGTTCCTAAGAAAATACTACTTGAGGTCTATAATAGGGGGTTAGGGGCGTGGGGCAACAATAATAAAAGCGTGAGGCTAAAAGGGTCTTATGTTAAAAATGTAGATACTTCCTATAGATTTAAACTATCCGCCCCTCAGTGGGCAAGTGCTAGGGTCTGGAGTTTCATCGATGGAAACCCCAAGCACGATAACGATTTACGCCAAAACCTTTAATCTCTTTTTATATTACCTTAATATATAGTAGAGATGCGTATTATCACTAAGAAATATCCAGCCGACTATAGCGACGAAATCCTATCGGTTATACGGGCTATGTCATTTACCGATGGAAAAGCCGTGAAACTAGTAGGCAGTTATACGCTACGCAACCAAATCTATGCTGGGGACGTAGACGCATTAGAGTTCGTGCGTATTAAATCTATAGACGAATGTGTATCCCGATTTAAAGAAGTAGTTAAACGGGTTTTACGATTACCTTTGACCTATATTAGTGATATCAAATGCGGATCGGTAGATGAATGGAAGGTAGTCCCCGATACAGCAACCGTGGAAAATGGTAAGGTTATAGGCTATGATAGGGATGCTATATTAGACAAAGTAGAGCATTTACATGGAAAGGGGGTTATTGACGACGAGCAGTTCAGACTAGCAAGACACCTACTTAGACCCTCTGTGAATGCGATAGAGTTTTTGGAGTTGAAAAAAGAACTACGATACAATATCCTACGCTGGAACTCTAGGGAGATTATTAGGGGCTATAAAGTCCTAGGCGATGGGCGAAAATACACATTGGCGGATGGCGTTCAGAGTCCTACTATAACTAAACTAGATGTTGTATCGTGGGTTAGTGGAAACCATTTCACCGACTTTGAAATGATATACGAGTTTATTAAAGGTGGTAAGGTTATTAACAAAGGCTTACGGGACTTAGATATAGCCATTAAAGAATCCGTTTTACTTATGCGTAAGGAGGGGAACTATTTTAAGATGGCGAAGCGAATGTATGCGTTAGCACGATACAATAAGTATAAGCACGACCTAGCACCTCTAAATGACCTATTTATAGGAGATTTGGGGAGGCTGTATGGTATATACGGCGATGCGAATAGTTTAAAGTTCCTAATAGAGAATATAGGGAATCTACCCAAAGAAAAGATTGAAGAGGAAACCGACCATTTTGTAAGCCGTCTTTCTAATGTAGTAATCCCTACCTATTTGCGACGAGAAAAGACTATAATGAATATAGTTAAACGGCTACAAGACCCTAAACTATATACACACGAAAATCAATCTATGCTAAACCTATTAGATTCCCTACGAGAACAGATATTTATTATACTATCTAACTATACTTTACAATATCTTAAGGCAAATAGATTATTCCCAGTAGCGTCCAAATATTTACCCTAGTTTCGTGCTTTCGGTCGTAAAATAGCATACAAAATCCACTTTTTTAAAATAGTTGCTCCTAATATATAAATGCCTTCTATTGGGTTCGGCGACGGCAAACACGGTATGCCCGTAGCGATTGTAAGGGGAGGCGACCAAGATGGGAACATTCTTACGGTTTTCACCGACGAAGATAAGGTTGGCAAGAAGGCTAAGAAGGAAAGGGAGGTAGACGCTATTAAATATACAAAGGATTTGAAAGGTCTTAGACCCGCCGAGCGTGTAGCACTATTTAACCGCCTTTCCGAGGCTATGGAGAAACGCATACCGCCTAATATGCTCGTAGGGGAGAATGAGGCTATCCGCAAGTTATACGGTAGGATTGTAGCGGATTCCGATGCGAAGGATTCTAAATCCATAACGCTCCCCGACGACAGCACATTTAATCTGATACCGAATCCAGACCCAGAGAAGCGTAGTGTTTATTATATCGCTGGTGCGTCTGGTTCTGGTAAATCCTATATAGCCCGTGGCTTAGCCGAGGGTTATAAGCGACTATTTCCAGATCGCCAAGTATATCTTATTAGCAAACTAAACGAGGATAGCACCCTAGATACTATGAAAATAGGTAAGCCTCTGCGTATTGATGTAAAAAGCCTAGTAGAATCCTACCCGACAATCGATGAGTTTAAGGATTGTATGGTTATTTTTGACGACTACGACACATTTCAAAATAAGGAAGGTAAGGTAGTCCAGCAGTTAATAGACGATTTGGCTATCCAAGGTCGGCACACTAATACGACTATGCTATGTTTAACGCATTATATCACTAACTATAAAAAAACCGCTTTAATGTTAAATGAGGCTATGTATTACATTATCTACCCACAATCTACTTCTTTTTCGTCGCTTAAGTATCTTCTGGCGACCCGTGTAGGTATGTCGAAAGAGGATATACAAGAACTACGACGTATGGGAAGATGGGTTTGTATTTATAAAAACTACCCCCAGTTCCTTATTAGCCAACATACGGCTAAACTACTACACCAAGAAAAATGAAAAATGCCCCGATTTAAATGTAGCCATTAAATATAAAAGATGTCGCTGATTAACGCCAAAGTCCCAGCGGTTCAATCGTCGCTAAACCTCGGTTCTGGCGGTGGCGGTTCTGGTCTTACCTCGCTTAATGCTTTAACCGGCGTTGTCAATCTTACTAGCACTGATACTAGTATATCTATCACGGCGGATGCTGTTTCTAACACTATCAATCTCCAGACGGCTGGTGGTGGTGGTGGTGTGGAAGGAACACTTTACGTCGGAACTCTTACCACCGTCGATTCCCCCTCTATCGTGGGGTCGGTAGCCGAGCGTGTTGTTGGTTTGGGGGCATTCCCCGCCCCCGTCGCAGTCGTAGCCGGTCAGACGTATAGGTATCAACTCGTTCTGGAGGATTTTACGCTTACAAATGGTTCGCTGATTTCCACACCATCGTCCCAGTGCGGTATTATGCCCTATGTCGGCAATACAGCAACCCAGCCTCCAGCACAGCAAGAGTCCCTCTGGGCATCGGTTTTTACACCTAGCCCCTTCGGTGTTCTAACGACCGATGTATCGCCTTATGAAGTCACCATCGTCGCACAACCCGCCCCACCATCGTCGCAAGTCCTATCCTTTCCCTCACGGTTTGTCACCGACGGTATCTTTGTAGCGGATTCTACGAGTGCCTTCCTTAATGTCTGCTGGAGCGGTCTTCAAGGTGCTGGTTTTAACCCTAACGCACTTAACATTGTGGCTGGAACTGCTGTTCCCTTCCAGTTGCTCCTCTCGAGGGTCAATCTCCTTTAATCATAACGACAAAGTCCTTAATAATATTATCCCAGTTTAACTTTACGGTAGGCTTTTGTTTAGTTTGGACTAATCTAAATCCTTCCGCAAAAGCCTCTGGCGATGCTGTTTGCGAATATGCCCCGTTTGCCTCGTTATATCGTAAATGTGTTCGTGTAGTAGGCTTAATAAGCACGGCAGTTTCATCATTTAACCACGACCTATACGAGCCGATATCTAGTGCTATTTGAGGCTTACCTAGATATGCCATATCCATAGCCATAAGCCCCCAGCCCTCGCCGTCGCTAGTATTTATACCGTAATCCGCTACATTATATAGCAGATTTAGTGTTTCGTCGCTTACCGAGGAGTCTAGAACCGATACATTTTCTAGAGGAATCTTCTCTATAGCAAGTAGTATATCAAGATTATAAAAACCCTTCGGATTTGTAAGCACAATCAGATGCCCCTTACCACCCCCCTTTAGGTAAATGAAAAAACTCTGAAAAAGCAAGTCCAACCGTTTTCTAACGGAGTTGCGACTAACGCATATAAATACTGGTGTTGTTTCGTCTAACTTTAGTTTTGCCTTAAGTGCCAGTATATCCTCGGCTGGAACTGGTTTTATATGGGAAGATGGTGCGTGGTTGAGAACATACTGCGGTTCTTTTATAGGCATACGCCACTGCTCCGAGAATACTAGGAACTTATCGGCTGGTATATTAGAAACATTACATAGTTTATATACTTGGTCTAAATAAACCCATAACTTATACGTCCGCTTCGTATTTAACTCCTTACATAGATGCGAAAGCATATAGGGACTTTCGTATAGGATTACGATATCGGCTTTACACAGTTTAAAATATTTCTCTAACTTCTTTTCGCCCATATTCATTTCACGAGGATCGCCGTCTCCTAGATATGTAGGGGCGTATTCGCTAAGCCCAGTAATCTTAGGTCGGACTTCTGCTTTATCTTTAAGCCACCCATAATGATAAACCTTAATCCCATCTACAGCAACTAACCGCTGTAGTATTTCATAAGCGACTCTAGAATATCCACTTAATCCATTATAGTGTGCGGAGCAGAAGGCGACATTCAGCATTTTATATTTACCGGAAAGATATTTTTTTCACGGATTCGCTTTTTCACTTTCTTCTGGTTTGAATGTTTCTTGTAGTTTTGCTACGATAGGCGGTGTAGTATTTTCTATATCTATAGAGGCACTAATCTCCCTATTACAACACATACTTCTACATCTGCGGTGATTAATAGCGTTGTATAGTATATATGCTATACCTAATATTAATGCTACTGATACACCGCCGATCGAACCACTAGCCAGAGTTGAACTATCCATATAATAGGGTAAATAAAAAAACCTTACCCTATTAGTATGGAAACACCAGTCCAAAATACCGTAGAAGCCACAGAGCGTGTTATAGAATATCCGTTATCTGACGGCGATATAAATAGACTGCTTAGCCCAGACACCAAAATCCTTATATATTCCGACCTAGAAAATATAGGTAGTATAAACGAGATATTTGACCCTATGGGTCGCTGTATGTTATTATACCCAGTTTCGTCGGAGTATAGCGGTCATTGGGTATGCTTAATAAAGCACAAAGACCGAATAGAGTTTTTTGACCCTTACGGAAAAGCCCCCGATACAGAACTTAAGTGGATTGGTAAGGCAAAGCGTAGGGAGTTTAATGTAGAAGAGCCGACGCTTACTAGATTGCTAAAGGAAAGTGGGTCTAAGGTATCATACAATAGCCACGATTTTCAAGAAGACGATCATAGTGTTAATACTTGCGGTCGTCACTGCGTCGTGCGTTTAATGTTTAAGGATATGTCGTTAGACCAGTATCGTAAGATGATAAAGGAAAGTGGGCTTTCACCAGACGAGTTTGTATCGGGTATAACATATTTAAAACTTCAGAAATAAAGCAAGTAAAAATATATCTTAAGAGTATAATAGAAATGTCCTACCGTTCGAGCATAGAAGTCGTAGGTAATAACACCGACCCCGATATCGTGTATTATAATGCCGATATAGTCGCCGATGCGTTTGACCCAGCATCACTAGGCTTAGATAAAGATCCGCCCATTCGCTTCCAAGAAACACGCTCTACACCGCTTATTAACGATATAAGCAAATACATGTTTTCCATTATCCGATTTACGATGGACGGGGCTGGTAAGGATTTACCTATTTTCATCCCAAGCGTTAATGATAACCAGTCAGACCCTAACCTTACCGACTATTCCGTATCCATTTCCTATACAATCTATTACCTAGACCCTACAACGGCTACCGAGTCCAATGTGACCTTTACGGCTCAGCGATATGTATATTACCAGCCAGAAACCCTACTAGCACCGCTACCAGCCCCTCCAAATACGATTAATCCTAACGGCGTTTATGCGGGACAAGATTTGCGTGGGCGGTATTACTTCGTCTATACATACCAGCATTGGTTAAACCTCTGTAATAAGGCTATGAGCGATATGTTCTACGATACAGAACTTGCCGTCCCTAATACAGCACACCCAACGCTGTCTATAAAGTCGCAGTGGAATGCCTTCTGGGCGACTTTAGTAGCGGGTCAGCCAGAGCCAGACCCAGCCCCAGTCTTACAAGGGACACCGCCTTACCTTACCTACAACTACGACGATGGTCTTTTTTCCATATGGGGAGATGTATATTGCTTCGGCGACGGTGCTACATATAACCCAGCGTCGGTGGCTAGTCCAGTCTCTACGGCGTGGTCGGCTACGCCCACCTATTACTATGCTAAGACTGGTGGCGTAGATTACCAAGGGTCAGAGGTAGCACGGTTATATTTTAACACGAATATGATGGGATTGTTCGATAACTTCTATAACTACTATTTAGGTGCGGAAACGCCCCTAGGTTTTACTAACCAAATCCTATTTCAGAACCTCCCCGTAAAAGGCACTAATAGTAATAATATACAATCCACGTCTACGCTAAGTGCTTTTACAAATACCGTGGTTGGGTCTAACCCGACGGTAGTAGGGACAAATAAACAATATTGGGTAATGACGCAGAACTACAACAGCACCTCCACGCTGTGGAATCCTATCTCGTCTATCGTGTTCTCCTCTACGATGATCCCGATATTTCCAGAACAGACCGGCACTCCTTTGTTATACGGCGAGGGCAACAATAATGCCCCTAACGAATCCACGTCGTCATTTGCCCCGATTATTACCGATATTTCTATACCGATGGAACGAGCAGAAGATTATCGTGGTTTCCTATCTTACACGCCTACGGGCGAATATCGCCTTTCCTCATTTACTGGGTCTAGGGCTGAACTGCGTAATATTGATATCCAAGTCTTCTGGAAAAATAGGATTAATAACATCCTATACCCGATTACTATGTTTAACCTCTCCAGCGTTTCCATTAAAATGATGTTCCGCAAGAAGTAGATACGAAAAATGAAAATGCGTCATTTTTAAATATGGACGATAAATATAAAAGATGACCGATGCCGTTCAGAAGATGTCCGTATATGACGACCGCATCGTCCAGACACAGCCTAAATATGCTGTAGAGAAGGGTGCGTTATCGCTCACAAACGCCCCTTTCTCGGCTCTATCTCAGACTTCGTCCCAGCATACTTATAACATTTCAGTCCCGTCAGAAGGAGTGTTTATTGATAGGGCTGTAGAATGGCGGTCTACGTGCTACCTCCAGTTTAATGCCTCTCCTAATACGCCCTCGGCGGTGGCTAATACGCCTATCTGCGTTCTCGGTCGTGATGTGGCTCTGGCTATGTTCCCCCTTACTACGCTAGTCCAGACGATGACGGCGACCATCAACGACGCAACTGTGACTATGAATACTGGCGATGTCCTCCATGAGGTTCTCCGCCTTACGGATTACGCTAAGAACCGCATTCAGCGAACTTGCCCTAATATGATGGATACATACGCAAACTATAACGACGCTTACCAGACACTTCGCAATCCTCTGGCTGATTTTAGCACGTCTTTGGGTCGTGATGAAATCCCTAACGGTGCGTGGGGTCAGTGCGTATGGACGAACCCCGCTGGTGTCCCGCTGTCCGCCAACGGCTCTTATACAAGCAACGGTGTGACGGTCAACTACACAAATGGTATCCCAGTCCAGACTGCGGTAGATCCCCCAGCCTCTTACCCCCTTTTCCTTTCTTTCACTTCTAACGAGAAGTTGGTGCTTTCTCCCTTTATCTTTAGCGATATCCACGAGATGGAAACCGGTATTTTTGGCGTTCAGAATATCCAGTTGGTTATTAACCTTGCTAACCCCAGTTTTACTAACCAAGTTGGTCGTGTTCTCCGCACTTGCTCTAATCTTACGACGCTTTCCGCTGTTGGCTACAACGCATCGGCTACGCAGAACTCTGGCAACCCTTTCTCTAACAGCCGAGTGAATGTTCAGTTTCTTACGCCTTCCCTTAGCATTCCGCTACCCGCAAAATCGGTCGTCCCATATTATGAGTTCCCTCGATATGTTTCTAACCAGACGCTCGTTAATAGTAGCGGGTCTGCTGGTATCTCGGCGGGTCAGAACGCACAAGTTCAGTCGCAGACTATTACACTGCCGTGTATCCCAGACCTCATTATCATCTATTGTAAGCCACAGCAATATGCCTCCACAGATGCGGACTGGTATCTCCCCATTACGCAGATCTCGGTCAATTTCGATAACTTCTCGGGTCTGTTGGCTTCCCACACGGCGGAGGAACTCTACGGTATGTCCGTTAATAACGGCTTAGAGATGGACTGGAACTCGTGGCTCGGCTACAGCACTAGTGCGTTGAACGGCGGTCTGGCTAGTAATACGAAAGTGCCGTTGGTTGGTGGCTTCCTAGTGCTGAAGCCCTCTAAGGATATTACACTCCAAGAGGGACAAGCCCCGAGTGTCGTAGGAAACTACACATTCCAGTTTAACGCTACGGTTAATAACTGGACGGCTAATACAGTTTCTAACGCAACTCTGTATATCATTACGGCAAATAGCGGTTATTTTGAAACCGTGAAAGGCAGTTCTCGTGTCATTAAGGGTGTGCTTAACGAGGCAGACGTTATTAACGCCCCGATGTCCTCTGCTGGAACTCGTAGCAACTTACAGCGTATCGTGGGCGGTCGTGGTTCTCTGGCTAAACTCGGCAACGTGCTGGGGCGTGTTAGGGAGTTTATGAGCCACGCACCCTCTGGTAGTGCTAGAAGCGGTGGGGCTTCCAGCGGTGGTGCGGAAAGCGGTGGTCGTGCCTCTGGCGGTCGCCCTAGTGGCGGACGAGCCTCTGGCGGTCTAGCAAATCGCCTTATGATGTAAATAAAATAGTTTCCCAATATATAAATGAGCCTTCCGAAGCCTAGGACGATTTGCGATAACTGCTCGTCTTGCCCTTGTAAGACCGGCGAAAGTCCATTATTCCATTATAGGAACAGCCCCGACCTTGCTGTATGGTATGGTAGGGGTGGAAATAATGTTTCGCATTCTACGCTTTATCGCCCCGACGAGTTTCCACAAACTATAGAAATAAAAATCGCACACCCTTATGGGGCTAGTCCCAACCCTACCTTTTCACTTCCGACAATCACCACTTCGACTATAATGTCCGATATAAATGCGTCGCTGATATTGAAAAAATAGGGGATTATACGCTATTATAAACTTTATGTAGTTTTACTACCTAAGGCTTACAAACTGGAGCTTTACGCTGTCCTATCACCAAAGTATTTTTAATGCTAGATTATTAGGGGAATACTTATCCGATCGCCATTTTCCCTTTATATGTTCGTGCGAGTTATGGAAAGTCCTCTGCTTAGTAAGGGCATACCCTTTGGCGAGTTTTTTCATATGCTCTAAATGACTATAAATCAAAAAATCCCCATACTCAACACGACCGAACTTTCTAACGCTTCCATCTGGGGCATAATATGCGAGTTTATGGAACTTATCATTAGCAAACTCCAACTGGCTAGGATCATACCCAGCCGACGACGCTCTACGCCTAGCATCTGCTAAATACTTATCGCACGAATACCCGTCGGATTCTAACTGAGCCTTGAACTTACCCGCACATTTACAATCCTTAGCGTTAGCCCCGCATGAACCTCTGCCTCTACCAAATATAGTAGATACATTATGGGCTTTAAGTCGTTTATTTACCCACGCAAACGGACTGGCTAGTGTATTACCTATACTATCCAGCCACGAAATACCGGTATTGACTATAGGCTTCTGCTTAATCTCTGTATTTATAACCTCCGTTCCCTTAGCCCTATTAGTCATTAGTGCTAGAAGCGGGTCATCCTTATGGGAAATACGCTTATTAAGTGTAAGGTCGTAGAACTTGCTTTCTACTGCTGGATTAAACGATAGCCCCTCCTTTACCCAGCCGTCGTTAATAAGGTTATCTACGATAGCACCGCCTAGACTATGCCCTACAGCGTAATAGGTAGCCCTAGGAAAACGCCGTTTTATTTTTTTCATTTCTTCTACATCAATCTTATAGCGTTTAGTAGTATTAAGTATAGAAGCCGGAATAACTGCGTCGGCTTTAAGGTCGTTAAAATCGGTAGGCACAGTTCCACGGGCTTCTATAATGATTATATCGCCTTTCTTATAGGCTTTTATAGTAGGCGATGTATGAACTAGTTCCCAGCCGTCGAGTAGTTTAGGCGGGTCTTTTTTGTATGCGTCTTCCGCCATATTTCCTAGGGTTTCCCTACTAGCAATACTAGGAGGAATATCACCTCCCTTTAGAACACGCTTTAACTCCTCTGCTTGGTCGGAATATTCCGCCGATAGTTTAGCCTTCGTCGGACGCTTAAGAATCCCTAGCAGTTTCTTATGTTCTTTCACGAACTCTGTATGGGGAATAGTGATGGGCTTAGCACCCCCCTTACGACTTTCTTGTATGCCGACAGCACTCATCTGTTTTTTAACGGCTTCCAAAGATAGTGGGCGTTTAGATAGGAAAGACCCGTCCTCCTTCTTTAATCTATAGCCATCTGGAAACTGAACTATATCATAAGGCATTCTATAACAAAGAGAGAGATTATATTACAGCAAAAACAGAATGTAGGCTGATGTAGGCTAAATCGCAGACCTTCTGCTGTCCTTGGGGGTAGTCTTTTTTCATAGGGGGGACTCTACGATTTAGCCGTCATTACCCTACATCCTATATTAATATATAAGACTTTTGTCCTAAATATTAATAAACTATATTACCTAGTGCTTACTCGTCGTCGCCTTCTACTACTTCGTTCGTTAGTAGTATCGGTTTGCGTATTAGCCCCATATATACTGCTCCAGTTCCAGTTCTACCGTGGGTTATACTATTAAATGTTAGCATCTGCTTAAACCACCTATCGTCGCATTTCTCTACCTTGTTATCATCCATGTATGCTTTCTTAAGATCCCGTGCCGTTATCTTATCGGCATCATTCTTTGTTATAGTATAGTATGTATTAAGCCACCCCTTGAGCGGGTTGTTATCGTCTATGTATTCGCCAGTAGAGGCTTTAACTGCCTCGGGTAGTTCTATACACTTTGCGGTATGGAGTTTAGTCGTGTATATCTCCGTTAGCATTAGTATAAACTCGTCCCGCCACTCGTCGCTCTGGCACTTAATATTCTTAACGTCTGGGTCGCCTTGTCGCTCGTGCGGTAGCGTAGGCTTTGCTACGAAGTTAAAGGGGAACTTTATAACTTCCATTCTGCGTTGGACTCCGTTATCTACCTTACTTAACTTAGGTATATCGTTGGCTTGGAAAAATGGCTTATACATCGGCTTAAACTTAAATATATGTTTGCTATGTAGCGTTCGTGCTTCCATCGGGTCGCCACCGCTAATCTTCTTAAGCATACTAACTTGTAGTTTCTCGTTAGTTTCGGGTTCGCTACTCATCATCATACGCTTATTACGGGCTTCTACTAGGGCTGGGACTGGTTGGTCTAGGCGTTCTTGTATCTTGGTAAATAGGCTTACATTAACTGGGTAGTAGTAGTTTCCGAACGCTTTCTGTAGTAGTTCCGTTATAACTCCCTTACCGTTGCCTCCAGCCCCCGTAAATACATAAAACTTCTCGAACTTGTTAAACCCTAATAGGCTACTTGCTAATACTTCCATAAGGTAATCCGTTATGCTTTGGTCTTCAAAAAGCCCTAGTAGGAACTTTTCTATTTCCGCCCTTACTTTCTTATTACCGCTAGGTATCTTGTAGCCCGTTGTTATACTAATCATATCGCTAGGGCTAATCCTTCTAAACCCGCCCTTGTTAAGGTCGTATAAGCCGTCGCTAAATGCGTATAGGTAAGGGTTTGTATCCATTTTTGTTTCCAGTTCTGGGTCGTTGTAATAGGTATCTAAAAAACTAACTACACCGCTACAGAAGTCTGCTCCGCCTAGCGTCTTGTAGGACTTGTGTATAAGGCTAATCTTTTCTTCGCATTCCGTCTTTAGTTCCTTATCCTTCTCTGGGTCTTTACAACCGCTACGCAGTTTAGCATACTTTGCTAATACGGATTTCTTAGTATCTAAGCATAGTTGTTGGAAGGTATTACTAATATCGCCCTTAATACCGCTTGGTATAGCCTTCTCGCTATGCGACCATGTATTATTGCCCGTTATACTATACCATCCTAAATGCTCGTTGTATATATACTTATCTGGGTTAATGTTGTAAAAGTATTTTGCTATATCGTTGCTATTAAGTAGCATTAGCATATTTAAAAAGTCCTTACGGTTTTCCATTAACTCGTAAAACTTAGTAGGGTCGTCCTTCTTAAGCATATGCCATAGCGTAGCACTTGTTAGCATCTTATCCCTACGCTCCTTACCGAAGGTCGCCCACTTTGCCTTACAGTCCCGCTTACTAAGCCCGTTGGCGTATCGCTTGTAGTGCGTTCGTGTAGCGGTGTCCCATATTTCTAAGCCCACCTTCTCGTTATGGCATACTAAGCCTATCTTAAGCCAGTCGTCGTAGTTCTCGTAGCGTTTAGTAAGGGCGTTAATAACTGGTAGTAGTTCGTGGTCGCCTACTACCTCGTCTACCGTGCTAATGGTATGCGTTTCGCTTACGTCTTCCTCGGCTTCCTCCTCCTCCTCTACTGGTGCTACTATACCCGCTACGAACCGGCTATCTAGTTTTAATAGGTATTCTAATACCTCGTCTGGTATTTCGCTAAGCCCTTCGCCCATCGGCTCTTTGATCCACTCGTAGGAGGCTAATACCTTGCCCTCGTGTTCTAGTCGGCTTGGGCTACAAAATATAATAGCGTCGTCGTTGCGTATATCTAGTTCTAGGGGTTTGCTAGTAGTCGTCTTAAGTTTGTCGGTATATTTGTATAAGTAGTGGTAGCCGTGGTTAGTCTTTGCGACCATATTACATTCCGTCATTAAGTCTATTAGTTCCTTATTGTGGTCGGCTTCTGGGTTATCTATATCTATTACGCTTATACCGCTCTTAACGCCCGTTAATATTGCGTATTGCGTATCGGCTTTTAATACTCGTGTGGCTTCCTCCTTCCACTTTCCTACGGGCTTGTAGCCCTTTACTACTTCCCCCGCCTTATTTTTACTTACTTCTAACTTTACGCTAGTTAAAGTAAAGCCCAGTTCGCCGTAGAGTGTAAAGTCGGGTATGCTCGTCTGCCAGTCGGTCATCTCTTTTATGACTGTGGTCGGGGTCTTTTGTGTGGCTTCTAAACGCACCGTAGGTTCTGGGGTCTGGGGCATCCTTTTATGACTGTGGATGACTTTAAAATCTGGGATGCCGGACACTTGAGCCAGACCGGACACTTCTTTACCAGCCCACATTCTTACTCTATACTATTTTTACATAATATTTGGTAAGTTTCTATACATTATACGATACTTAATAGTAAAAAAAATATTTTTTTTACTTATAAGTAAGTCTATTTCAGTTATTCTTCTTTACATATCGTAAGAATACGATAGAAAGTGGTAAAAATGTTCCCACTTTGTATCGTGTAAAAATGTCCCTAATACTACCCCCTTTACCGAGTCGGCATTTTTCACCAACTTCCAGACTCGTATGGTGATCCGCCTTCCATTATAGGTTCTGCGATAGGATGAATGGGTTCATCCGCACCACTATCGTCTGCTTTCTGCCTAGTATAACCGAAATACGCACCTTGGTGCGGTGTCTGGTTTTGTCCGTAATATCCCCCATATGAACTTGAGCCTTTCTTAGCACGAGGCTTACGCTTTGGTTTAGGTGCTTCTTCCCCTACATGAACGATAACATTCTCGTCGTTCTTCTTAGCCCTAGGCTTACGCTTAGGTTTCACTACGTCTTCGCCGATTGCCTTAGACTCTGCTATAATAACCGCCCTATCGGTGGCATTACGCCTATCGAAATGCCCTACAGCACCTTTAGCCTTCTTAAACGCTTCCCACGGTTTATCTGTGCCGTCGCTCTCAATATATATCGCACCCCTATCGTTAGCCTCCTTAAACTGCGATTTGTCCTCTTCTGTGATATCTGGGGACGACCAGTTATTGCTAAAGGTGTCGCTTAGGATATCTTCCGCCCTATCGTCAAACTTATATGTGCCGTAAAAAATCTCGTAGCGGTATCCACCCTCTCCAGCCTTCTGCCTTACATATGCCTTAAGACCATACCATTTTATACCGCTTTGACGTGCGTATTTTCTAAACCACGCTAACAGTTTATCACCGCCGTTAATCGTAATAAGAACCTTACCCTTTATCTTAGGATTGTTGGGGTGATCGTGCGGTGCTTTAGGGTCTGGTATGCCGTTCATAGATTTGATGAAAGCCTCAAAGTTAAAGGCGTATTTATTACCATAACCGCCCGTGGCTTGGTAGGGCGGGTCTAACATAAAGAATGTGTTAGGGCTATCGTAATCCTTTACCAGTTCGTAGTAGTCGCCGTTATACACCTCAGTCTTCGCTAGGCGTTGGTTATACTGATGTAAGCCACCCTCTGCGGACAGCAAAAAGCGAACGATTTCGTCCATAGGCACTTTCGCAACTGGACTCTTTGCCTTACCATCTCTATAGGCAATCATAGCGGTAGAGTCAATAACACCGCTACCGCCGAACCCACCGCAACTGCGAATCTTCTCATATATTAGTTCTACTAGCGTAGTCTTACCCTTCAAAATCTTCTTTTCCTCTTCTGTAGCCTCTTTATCTGGGTTATCTACTACATCGGTGCGTTTGCGTAGCCATTCCGCCATAGTTGTATTAGGCAAGTTCTCGGCTTCTAGGCTACTAATCAAATCTGTGGGTTTAGACTTACTAGCCTTCTTACCCGCACCGCCAGTATAGTCTTCTATAGACAGCCTATTAGCACGTGTCTGGTCTAGCAAGTTTTCACCAGCACGATACAAAGCGTATAGGAAAAGGGCATCGGACTCCGAATATTTCTTAACGCTATCGTCCTTTAAGTCCTTAAACATAAGGGATTTCTCATTACTTGCTGTAGGCTTCTTATTAGACACCGATATAAATCGTAGTTTATTGCCTAGCAGTTTAGAAGTCCATTCACTTGCTGGTATCTTACCAAATGCTCGTTTCTCTGCGGAAGCCCCCTTATCTGCTATTTTTTCTTCAATAAATCGTTTTAGGTTAAGGTTTTCCGATAGATAAGTCTTGCGGAAGAATAGTGCCGATTTAACATAGGCTCGTGTATCCTTATCGTCGCTCCAATCCTTAAGCATTTCCGACGGTGAGCGGTCTTTAAGTGTCTTCCACTGCTTAACAATAGTATAGTTCCAGTCGTTAATAGCCTCTGTTGGTGCGGGTTCTTTAACCAAATATATAGCACCACCGCCGATGAATGGTTCAACATAGGTGCGTAGGGCTTCTGGAGGCATATGCTTGGTTAGCCAAATGGCGATATCTTCCTTAGTTCCTACACGGCAAATATAGGTAGAAAGGGGGTGCTTAGCACTTGCGTCAACTATATCGGTAGCACCCGATGATTTAGATTCTTCTTCTAGTTCTCCTAGTTCTCCCACGGTAGATAGTATATTTTCCAACTCTGGAACTTCATTCACTATCTCGTTAGTTTCACGCATCAAAGTTTGCGATTGCGGTCTGACCCAGTTGGTTTCCGTAATGGTTAGCGTAGGTAAAGGGATTTCTGGCTCAACAATGGATAGAGCCACTTGCGTGGGGACTTGTGCTGTAGCCAGTAGTTTCTTAACTATCTGTTTCTGAACCGGTGCGGTATATACTGGCTTAGGTTTGGGGGGACTTTCGAACATTTTATTCAGTTGTGCCTCGGACACGAACCCACCTAGTGTTGGATCATACACGCCTACACGTGTAGCACGGGTAGGAATAGGTATCGCTGGGGTTGCCCCTAAATATGTGCGTGTTCCAGTAGGCTTAACACGGGTAGCCTTACTGCTTAGTTTAGAAGCGATAGGAGTGACGAATGTGCCTACCTTTTTCGCTCTGCTGTCTGCTAAAGCACTTTTTAACCCTTTGTTAAGGTGTTCTAATGCCCTAGTAAAGGGGTCGGTTTTAGCACCACCATACATAAACGGTTTCTCAATAGACATCTATATAACATAAGCAGATAATATTTACCGTTATTTAGATGTTGGCTGATGATGGCTAAATCGCAGACTAGCCCCTAGGAAACCGAGGTTAAATCATATAGCCGTAAGACTCTACGATTTAGCCATCACTACCCGTCATTATGGTAGGCTACTATACTTCAACTTAACACTTTCTGCGACTGTTCCGCCCACGACTTCCAGATCGGAAATAGCCCCCATAGCAGACATGTAGAACTTCACGACGAGTTGCGATAGGAGAAAGCCCTTATGCTCCAGAACTTGCTTATACGCTAACTGGAGTTCGGGTTGCTGTTTCTTGTCGTCGTATTCAATCCGCAGTTTTGCTAACTCAATATACCCATCTGCGATTCGGTTCATAAGTTCGGAAGCGTTATCATCTACAAAGAACTCTGGGATAGCGGTAGTGTCGCTAGGTTTGATTACCGTGTTGGACGACATTCTTATATTCTAGTCGGAGGTTATTTATTTTTCATATTTTCTTTTTTACTCTTTGGCGTAGTTTAGGGCTTCATTAACCGTGTGTCCCATAGCATCTGCGGTTTCCTTCATATCCTTTATATCATACTTGTTGGATAGGAAGATATGTCGGAGCATAGAACTGCCGATTTTCTTACCTAGGGTCTTATTAAGGACTCGGGTAATGCTATTAACGGCGGACAGCGGAGAGCCGTCCTCGTAAGTTAAAAAGCGGAACTCGGTGTTCTTGCTAACCTTTCCCTTATGAACTGGAGAGTGTCGGAGGTATGTATGGACGGCATCCAGAAGTTTGGGACTTGCCTTAACATCCACCACTTGCTGTCCGTGCTTCTTAGCAGTTTTATACTTATTAAATATCATCGTATTAGTAGCCCAATCATAGTAGTTCTTAGTCTTATCTTTCTTATCGTCCCATTTTCCGACCACATACATATCGCTATAGTCGGCGTTGCGACGGGGCGGGATTTCCGTGTATAATGATAGGATAAGCCACGATAGCAGTTGGTTATACTGCTTAGGCGTAATCAGTTTATTATTTGCGAAAGTCATTACCTCTTCCTTAAGGGTTTCTACTAACTTCTGAACGTCTGCCCACTCCATCCAGTTGTCGGACTGTTTATCGGTCTTTGTATCGGATTCCTCCTTCTTCATATCTCCAGCCTTAGCCATCATAGCGTCGTAGTAATGCTGGTAGATTTTCTTATATGTGGGCTTATCCTTAAACAGCGAAAGGACGCTAACGATAGAGGAAAGGTAAGTTTTCTTCGTGTTGTCGGCGTATTTACTAAGCAGTTCATCAACCGTTTCACTATTCTTAAGGAACGCTAGATTGTTAAAGGGGGTCTTATTGTTAAGCGTCCAGAGGTTCTTAATATACAAAGACGCACTAGACTCTGCGATCTTCTTCTCTTCTACCAGTTTCTTGCCGAGGTCAACCATAAAGTCGGACACACGCATCGCCATTTTATATTCTTACCGGATAAAAAAGTTTTTTATATTTTGTTAAATCCCATGCTTAAACGCAAAGTTCTCAAGTGGGAACAGCATTCGTCGTGTTCTATAGTCCATCGTCTTATAGTTGCCCGACCCCAGTAAATCGTGTATAATAACTGCGACTTCGGGGAGCGGTTCGTCATTAAGTATTCTTTCTAGGAACTCCTTATTACGCTGTTCTTTACGAGCGTGGTATCGTTTTCTGGCTAGTTCGTTTCGGTGGGCGACGGACTCCATATATTATTACAGATTATTTTATTTTGTAATAATATAATGGAAGCCCCGCATATTACAGTCTGCGATATTAATAGCGATATCAACACACTACAATCAGCCGATATTTGTGCCGTTAATGGGTCTATAGAAATGCTCGGGCTAGAGAACGCTACTACATTTGTAAAGGAAATCGTAGATAGTAATAAGTTTCACTATATTATTTTTACATATATACCTAACCAAGGCATTTGTAATAGGTTTAACGCAAGATGTCTATATGCTCTGGGAAATAGGGCGGTTTATATAGTGGATGTTCGATTGCTAGTTTATGCCCAAGGCGTGGTGGAGGCTCTGGCTCAGTAAAGTGTCCGGTCTGCGTTTCGTTGGTAAAAAAAGTTCCTTCGGCTTGAGTATAAAAGGATGGTCTACTACCAAACGCCGATGAAGTTAATACATAACGCAGAAGTCGCACCAGAAGATGAAAATGTCCTATATTTAGTATCGCAAGATAAGACACGCCGAGCCAAGGGCTTAAAGACCCTAACCCAAGCCGAGAACATAGAAATCGGGCTGAAAAATGAAGACGCTATACACCATATACTAGAAGCCAAGTTTAACTGCGACTTATTTAAGGATACGGACATATACGGAAAATGCGACTTTTATAATAACGAAGTAATAGCCGACGCTACTATAGGCGTAGAGTGTAAGGGTAGGGTAGATATAGCCCACGACCTATACGCCGACGGCGGGTTCGTAGATGTTCATAAGGTAGAAGCCCATTTAGCGGGAAAACAATACTATTATGTATTTACATACAATGATGGTATTTTTTATACGCCCTACGATAAGGCTAGATTTGATACCTATAAGATTAACACAAACTTTACGGAATACCGTAAGGAACTAGGGCGATACGAAAAAAGCCCTAAGTATGAGATACCCCCTAAGGATATGCGTAAGATATGCCTATTTAACCTCTAAAAGTTTAGAACGCTTACCGTGCTTAATGCCAGTATGGACTGCTCCATCTGCCATTATGTGATATTTTCCGCTATAAGGCTTACCATTCAGATACAACTGCTTAATAGGCTTAGCACCACCACGAACGGGTCGGCGTTCATACTGTTGGGCGTAATCTACGATACGATTACCGCCCTCTTTCGGTTCATCGCCCTCGTCCACGTGTTCTACATAGTTTTTCTGCTCGTCAAACTCCCCAGAAGGGTCTATTTCCGCCCTAAGGCGTGGGCGTTCCCCACTAGGCTCGTCGCTAGGTTCGGTCATTATCAGTTTAACGATTGCCCGTTTAATCTGCGTAATGATATGGATAGCCTTAAAATAATCTTGCTTTAGTGCTAACAGCCGACTCTTTCCCCTAACTGCTGTAGGGTCTCCGTCGTCCTCCTCACGAGGTCTATCGGCATCCATCGCTACAACCATATCGTGGAGTTTATCACGCTCCGCCTCCCATCTACCCATAATACCTAAAAGCCGATCTACATCTGGCTTTACACTAACCGCTCTACTACCGATTTCACGTGCTTGTCTTGCGTCCCTATCGCTACGTGTATTTAACTGGTTGGCTTGGATTCGTGTGACTAATGGTGTTGGTTGGTTCTCCTTGGCTAACCTCCCCATCATTCCTTTTGTTTCTTCGTCTGGCTCGTCTGCCTTACCAGAACCTACAAAACTTAACTTCTTGTAGCGATTTACCGAAGGCTGTGATACACCAGTTTCTTTTGCGATCGCTCGTTCGGACATAGTGGGATTCGCCTTAGCAAACTCTTGAACCGCCCGTTTAATATCGGGGTATTTTGCTTTAATCCCAGCCCACGAGTTATCGGGCTGAGCTACTGCTGTAGGGGCTTTCGCCTTTGCTGTCTTCGGCTTCTTAATCTGATGGACGAACATATCTCGGAGGTAGGTAGATGGGTTATTCATCTTATTCAGATTAAACTTACCGCTTTTCTTCTTACGACCATTCGGGTAATCACTAGGTTTCATACCTTTAGCCTTCGCAATCATAAGTCCGATATACCCAGCATTCTTATTACCACGAGGCATACCGTCGCCAAACATATGGCTATCCGATTCATATTCCGACATTCTATACTTAATGAATAGATTTTAGTTAAATAATATGTTATACTAGAATATAGAATGCCACGTAATATAACTGGAGCGTGTATGGCTTGTGGAGGCTCTGGAATACATGGAGGAAACGCACCAACACCAGCACCAGTAGGCGGTGCTAGACGCAGACAGTTTCATATGGTTCAAGATATGCGTGGTGTAGAGCCACGCCAGTCGGCGGTTATTGATAGTTTAGAAACACAGTCGCAACGCCCCAATATGGCTGTAGGCTCTGGTATGGGGGCTAGAGATCAGTCGGTGCGTATGGCACATCGTGATCGTGCTAGAATGCGGTCTATGGAAGACCCTCGTTATAGTTTGTGGCGTGGTAATCCTACCGTTAATGCCGAAATGGCACGGGCTAGTGAAATACAGCAAAACCTAAAGGGAAGCGGTTTCCTATCCAGCCTCGGCATTCCTATCCTATCGGATTTGGCTGGTGCTATCGGTTTGGGTAAGGGGCGGAAGGGTAAAAAAATGTCTATGCGTCAGTTTGAACTTCTTAATACACCACCGCCCGAACATCTCCCCGAGGCGGAGAACAGCGGTTGTGCCTACCACGATAAGGGATGTTGGCACGTCGGCGGTAATCCTATCGGCAAAGATGAACTAGAGGAACATGCGTTAAGTGGTGGTAGTTTCTTCGGTGATTTGTGGAATGGTGTTAAGAGCGTCGGCAATTTCGTTAAGCCTTTCGCAGAACCTATAGGAAATCTAGTAGGCACACGCTTTGGCGTTCCGAATGCTGGAACTATCGCCAAGGGTGCTTTAGATATGCTGGGTAGCGGTAAGCATAGGGGACACGAAATGGCACGTCATTCCCTAACAACTCGTATCCCACGACCAGTTGGGCGTGGGTATGATAGCGACAGCAGTAGCGATGAGGAGGGCTATGCCAGAACAGCAGAGCGTCGCCACAAGCAGAGTCCTACGGGCGGTGCTAAGGGGTCGGATGGTCGTGCTAGGCGTAATGCTATCGTGCGTAAGGTAATGGCTGAGAAGGGTTTGAAGATGA